GCCAGTGAATTGTAATACGACTCACTATAGGGCGACATCAAGCTCGAACTCAACGGACACGAACTGGTAGGCGAAGTTAAATACCGTGACAAGTCTAGCTTCCCCAGCCCCTTTAAAGTTTTAGAAGGCAGAGACATTGCCTTTTACAAAAGGCGGACAGGCGATCCGCAAACCTTAGTCATCGTATCTGGTGACACATTCTTAAAACTAATGGAGAACAACAATGACACTGACTGATAAGTTTAATCAATATCACAGGGACAATCCCCAAGTGTATGAATTATTCAAACGCTTTACCTTCATGGCTATTAAGCGTGGTCACAATCGCTTGTCTGCATGGATGATTGCAAATCGCATTCGCTGGGAAACATCCATCGAAACCTTCTCAGTTGATGAATATAAAATAAGCAACGACTACATTGCTTTGTATGCTCGTATGTTTATGCGCGACCATCCTGAGTATGACGGATTCTTTAAGACCAAAGAAATGAAGAGGGCGTAGTTATGGCACACTTTATGGTTTATAAAAACAATAGCACTTGGCGTGTTGAGCAAGGCATGAATATTACTAATGGCTTGGGTGAATCAATGGCTATGTCAACAATGCACAAAACAAAAACAGAAGCTATTAATGCATTAGATAAAAATATGTTTCACTGTGCAAAATATTATGACGAGTCATCGACCTATGATGTTTATAAAGCTAACGGTCAATATGATTATGGTGGCATATTTACTTTAGATAAGGGTACTCAATAATGGTTAAGAAACTATCTAACATGGCTGATGCTGCCATCTGGGATGCACAAGTCAACAAGTCTTCTACGAATCCTGACTACAATCGAGCTATCAAAAAGAAAGGTTTCTTTCTGGACACGCACCAGATTATAGCCAAGCGGATCAAGAACGGAGAACCTGTTGGTGAGTTCTGGTTGCGAGGCAAAGCCAAAGAAGCACTGCTAGATCAGACTGACTTAAAGCAAAGTGACTTCTCTAAATACAATGGCTGGCTTCAAATGTATGGCAACTATCCAGAAAATAATTCTTGATATAACTGCGTAAGTGCAGTACCTTACTGCTTATAATATAAGGAGAACAACATGAAACGAACAGGTTTCATTGGCGGTAGTGATTGCGTAAAGATCATGCAAGGTGATTGGCAAACACTATGGGAAGTGAAGACAGGGCGTAAAGAGCCTGACGATTTATCAGATAATATTGCAGTGCAGCTTGGTAGCTGGACTGAATCTTTCAACCTGTCTTGGTTTGAAAAACAACACGGCTGTGTTCTTTCTGGGCATCAATATGAATATGAACAGATCATTGGCACAGTGGCTTGTCGTGGTACAGTAGACGCGCATTGGGAAAGTACAATTGTAGAAGCCAAACATACAAATGCCTTCAATAAAATGGAGGATATTATTGAGCTATACATGCCGCAGATACAACTATACGCACACCTTGCCAACTCAGATGGTGCTTATCTCTCAGTAATCTTTGGCAACAGCAAGTGGGAATCCACATATGTCGAATACAGTAGTGAGTATTTCAATTCTATGTGGGCGGTGGTGTCAGATTTCTGGAGTTACGTGCTACGCGATGAACAGCCGACTGGTGTTCAAGTCGACAAAATATCGACCGACTCGATTGCGCTGGACAACATGGTCAAGCGTGACGCCAGCCGCGACAACCAATTCATGGACGCAGCCGTTACATACCTCAACGAGTATGAACACAACCGCGTCTTCGAGAATGCCAAGAAAGACCTCAAGCAAATGGTCGGCCCAGAAGAAAGGGAAGTGTACTGTGATCAGCTTGCAGTTCGCAGAGACAAACGCGGCGCACTTAGAATAGTCAAACGATAAGGAGAACAATCATGGCACAGAGAACAGTGACTGATGAAATAAAGTTCAGTGAAAATGAGCTTTGGTCAGCAATGGAAATGCAAGTAAGAGACTTGGTTTCTGACAGAGCAATACAATACCTAACAAAAGAAGCTGTTAACAATCATGTGCATGAAGCAATGGAGCATTACTTCGGAACAATCGCAAGACTTCAAGAAGAATGCGATGGGCATGATGATATTGAAGTAGACATTGAGGAGGTAGGATACTCAATGGATAACTTTACAAGCTGTATTTACATGGCAGTCCAATTAGTTTTGGAGCACGTTTTGCCAGAAATACACCTTAAACCAGAATGGAAAACAACAAGAACTTGGGCAGAAATGGTCCAAGCAAAAAAGGAGAACACCAATGACACTACAAATATGGAATAAGCTGGCCTCTTCAGACCCCAAGTATCTGAAGAAGGTCAGCTTCGGAAGCCGCAGCTTCACCGCAATCGACCCACAATACCAAGTCATGAAGATGACAGAAGAGTTTGGCCCTGTTGGTGACGGCTGGGGTTGGCACAATCAAACAGAGATAGTGTCTCTGGCTAACGGAGACAGCGCTGTACTAGCGCATGTGACTGTTTGGCATGGTAACCAAGGAAATATGTTTGGCCCCTTTACAGGCTGCCGTAAGTTCTTTGACAACGCCAAGGGTCGATTAGCAGAGGATGCACCTCGATGTCGCCCTATAGTGAGTCGTA